ACTAAATGCCACCTTCCCAAACTTTACGTTCTTGTGGCGCTTCACCATCATTCCATCTTTCCTGGTTTAACAAAGTAAGTGGAGCTGGTGAGAAGCCATCTTTCCATGATTGAGTATCTTTCATACGTTTTACATACCCTATCACTTCATCTGCTATAGCGTCAATGTTTTTATTAGCCCATCTTTCCATACATGTTTTCTTATTTACTTTACGAACACTAGGATAATTTTGCCAAAATTCTTCAAACCTGTTAGTCGTTTTAACGACATATATATCTTCTCTTTTTTTATCTTCTCTCCTCTTCTCTATGTTAGCAGGCTGCGAATAATTTTCTAGCCAACCTCTAGTAAATAGTTCTTTTACTATTTTCTCAACAAAATCAATAGGATAATGAAGTCTAAAAGCTATTTCATAGTGCTGAGGTAATATTCCGTCACTTTCAGAACCAAGACACCATAACTCTACTAAAACAGCTTTTTGCTCAAAAGATAGTTTATGAATCTCAATATCATTAATGTAATCCGTACCATAAAATTTAAACCATGTCATCTTTTTTTGGTATCTTGGGTTCTTTGGATTATAGAGATTAAACTTCTCCCAGTTCTTAATCTTGTACATACACTCTCCTGTTGGTTAATAATGCTAAAAAAGATTAACATAACTAATTCTAGTTGTAAACTAATTATTTACTAGAAAATACTTGACATGTGTTTTTTTCTCATTAAGATAAGCATTGTAGTATTTATTTTTAGGAGAGAGAAATGAGAATTACAGGCGCTTATTCAGTAATTGAAACACTTGCACAGCATAAAAACTTGACTTTTAAGGAAGCATTTATGTATATTCACAACAACCTTAAATCATGTGACAAATATCAAAAAATTGCATATCAAGTCATTAGTAATGATTCTGGTCTTTTTGAAGAACTTTCTAAGGAGCAATCAGTATGAAGAAAGATTTAATTCTAGGTAGTATATTTGCAATATTTTTTTGGTGTTATGTGGCTTTATGTTTTTGGATTATGGGTAAATTGGCAGGTGCAATATGATTAAAGATAATAAAGAGGCATTGACATTAGCTTTAGCATTAGCTATTACTGCACCAAACGATAAAAAAGCAGAAAAATGTGTTAAAATAGCCGACTCACTTGCAAAGAGTATGAAAAGAGAAGACGTAGAGTTAGCTATGAAAGATGTTTTAGATAAAATAGTTGATTCTTTGAAAGGCAAAAAAAATGAATAAATGGTTATGGTTGTTTCTTTTTGTATTTTGGGGGTATATAATATGCAGAATGGTTTAGAACAGATAGCAGATATTCTTAAAAGATTGAATGACGAACTTAAATTAGATAACGATAAATGGGAGAGAGCAAATGTCACAACAACAACATTACGACCAGCTGATGATGCAACAGCACCAGCAGGATGTATTACACACACTCAATCACGTAACAGGAGAGAAAAAGATGAACTATAACGAACTACGCAAAATTAATGTATCAGACCACATTGAGAAAAAGAATGGTCTATCTTATCTATCATGGGCTTGGGCTGTAGACACGCTTCTACAGCAAGACCCAAGTGCTACATGGACTTATGGTGAACCTAAACAGTTTGGTGAAACACTTATGGTATTCTGCACAGTCCATGCTTTTAATAAGTCTATGACTTCACAATTACCTGTGCTTAACTTTAGAAATCAAGCTATTCCTAGCCCTGATGCTATGGCAGTTAATACAGCTATGCAGCGTTGTTTGGCTAAAGCTATTGCATTGCATGGTATTGGCTTATATATTTATAGTGGTGAAGATATTCCAGAGTCAGAACAACCAGCTTTAAAAGCTGTATCTAACAAGGACTTTCTATGATAAACCAAGGTACCGAAGAGTGGTTTCAGCAAAGGCTAGGTAAGGTTACCGCTAGTCGCATTAGTGACGTTATAGCTAAGACTAAAACAGGTGTATCTACATCTCGTCAAAATTATCTTATTCAACTTGTATCAGAACGTCTTACAGGTAAAAAAACAGATTCATTTACAAATAAAGCTATGGAAGATGGTGTTGAACGTGAACCTATAGCAAGAAAACTATATGAAAGCAAAACTAATTCTATAGTAACTGAAGTAGGTTTTTTTGACCACCCTGTTATTAAGAATACTGGTGCTAGTCCAGATGGAGCTGTAAATGCAGAAGAAGAAGGTAAGTATGCAGGCCTTATAGAAATTAAATGCCCTTTGGAGACTACGCATACAAACACCTTAATGAATAAATCAATTCCTAGTAAATATGTCCCTCAGATGCAATGGCAGTTGGCTTGTACCGGTGCTAGGTGGGTAGATTTTATAAGTTTCAACCCAAATTTCCCTGAGCCTTTGCAAGTTTTTGTAAAGCGACTTGACAGAGATGATACTTACATAGCAGAATTAGAAGCAGAAGTAATTAAGTTCCTAGACGAAGTAGACCAAACAATTTTAAAACTAAAGGAGTAATGTATGGCTGAGTATGACAATAAAAACACGTTTACGTTAAATAAGAATGATAAAGGTGATAATCCTAAACGACCAGACTACCGCGGAAAATTAAACGTGGATGGTATTGAATTTACTTTATCAGGTTGGATTAGAGAAGGTGCTAATGGTAAGTTTATTAGTGGGGCTGTAGCAATGGTTGCAACTGATGAAAGACTTAAACCTGCTGTTGAAGGTGCAGATGATGCAGATGTACCTTTTTAATGCAAAAAGGGGTTTAACACCCCTTTATGTGCGTTTTAGAGCTATTTATTCATTACGTACATGGTTACTTCAAATCCAAAACGCATTTCAGTTGCTGATGGTGTTGTCCACATGGCAGTTCTCCTTTCTTTTAGATTTATAGTAGAATTATACGCTTGTGTGGATTTCTTAGACACAAGAAAAGCATGAAAGGTACCTAATGGATATACATAACTTAGAATTAGATATAGCGTGTTATGCAACGGCTGTGTACCATGAGGTTAATACAAGAACAATCCAAGAAAAGGTAGGGGTTATAAATGTCATACGTAATAGGGTTCATAGTGGTCTTTGGGGTCGGGATGTATGCTCTGTTGTTTATGCTTCTGGGCAGTTTATTGGGGTTACGGATGAACGTCATCTTACCGTTAATGAAAGGACGTATCTGGAGACTAAACTTTTGGTTATTGATACGATTGTTTATAATAAATATGCTAATCCAGTGGCAAATGCTTTATATTTCCATGATGACTCAATACCGCCAAAAAAAACATGGTTTGGTAAAAGGAAAGTAATTCACATAAAAAGGATGGTATTTTACTAATGAAAAAAGAACCGCTTGCATTCCTGTATGAAGAATTTTGTACTAAGTCTGGTGACCTAAAGAAGTCTTATTTGTGGTCATTTCATCCCAACCAACTCTCGTATTTAAACGACCTAAAGAACACAACCCATCATATAAAGATAACACCTTTATTTGCAGGTGAGCCTGTAGAAGAATATAAAGGCATATCTAAATACGATAGCAAGAAGTTAGTGGAGGCTTATGGTGGAATCTAGTCCTTTAACACAAGAAGAAATTATTAAGGCTTATAACAAAGCATTTCCAACAAGATATGAGCCAATGACTTTAGAAAGAATGATACAATTTGTTAGAATTATAGAACAAGCTCATGGAATTAAAGATGCAGTTTAAAGTAACCGATGAACAGTTAATAGCAATAGTAAATAAATATATGGAAGAACATCCTACAGCAGGAAGAAACCATGTTATATTACACGCATTTGGCAATCCTGCTAGAATTAGAAATTTAGATAAACAAGGGTTAATTACATTACCAAAACCAATGCCAACAGGAAGTAATAGCAATTGGGCTAGATATTTTAACATTGATAGAGCTGAAGTAAATGTTTCTAAAACAGGAATGAAATATAATGTACACAAAACTAGATGAACAAAGACAAGCTAATTTTATTAAGTCATATATAAATACTCATCCTGATTGCACTATGAAAAATATTATTCAAGATTGTGTAACTAATTTTTATAGGCTTAAAAGTCTTGAAAGACAAGGCTATATAAAACTTCCTAAAGCTACACCTTATGGAGAACGTAATGGATTATTTAAAAAGGAAAAGACATGGCAATTTTGGAAAAAATAATTGATTGGATAGTATGGTTGTTGATTGTTGGTGGTATGGGTTGGTTTTTTTATGGTTGTTATCAGTTAATTGATTTATTTTTTATAAGGAGATAAGAATGGTTGATTTAGTGAATAGACCACCGCACTATTTACAAGGCGGTATTGAAACAATAGATGTGATTGAAAGTCGTTTGACTAAGGAAGAGTTTATTGGATACCTAAAGGGTTGTAAGATGAAGTATGACTTACGCTATCCTTTTAAGGGTGCTTTTGCACAAGACTTAGATAAATCAGAATGGTATAAGAATAAGCTAATAGAAGTTATGCGTGATGAAGCTGCGGAAATTCCACCGGAACTAGAAGCTCAGTTACAGAGGTTTGATGATGAATAAAATATACTGGGTATTTATTGTGGTATTGGCTGCACTAGCTATATGGGGAACAGAAAAGGCTTTAGGTCAAACTACTACAATACTTGCACCTGATGGGTCTGTAACCGTCTGTCAGGTAAGTGGTGGTGTGATTATTTGCGTCTAGTCATCCATAGGTGTTAGTTCACCATAGATAGCTAGTTCTTCACCACTAATTTCTACCATGCTGTCGTCATCTAATGTGATGACTATAGTGCTATCGCCATGCAATGCTTCACAAGATACAATCACTCTGCCTAGCATGTGATTACAGATAATTTCTACTTCTGACCGTTGCATAATTGTCCTAAGAAACATGACCATTCCAACGCCCATTTTCTTTTAATACCATAGGCATTAGCTTTGGTTGACCGTTAATAATAACTCCACAACCTACAATGAAACGACTCTTAAAGTTTTTAGCATAATCAAATGCCATAGACTTTTGATGTATTAAACATCCGACCTGCATACCCCAAATAAGAGCATCTGGGTTACTGTAATAACCAATACTAAATTTAGTATGATAGTGACCCTGCACCGTATTCATTCCATACTGCTGGGCTACCTTTAAAACGTCTGCAGATAGACCATGAGTAAAGAAACACCTAGAGTTATCACTTAAGGTTATGGTATGGTCATCTACCCATTCCCAGCCTTTGCCAACGCCTAAGAACTCATTGTAATGCTTTAGGTAGGCTTTAGGCATACCATACTTTAATGCTCTGCGATAAACTAAAGAGCTATGGTTAGAGTGAACTAAAACCATTTTAGGAAATATCTTTTCTAATTCTTTGACATGCTTCTTAGACTCTTCTAATTCATGTCCAGCAGAGTATAAGTCTGGGTTATGTTCGTGCATAGAGATAGCGTGTTGGTCTAACTCATCACCTATGTTGACTATATGGTCAAACTTGTATTTAGTCTTTAATGCTTTGAGAAACGCAAATGCGTCAGGATGATGATATGGAATATGTAGGTCAGATATGACTAGAACTGATTTATATTTCAAACTACTCTCCTAGGGTTAAGATGCTTTATTATAACCCTAAAAACAATTTGCGTTCATCTAATCTTCTGTTTTGTAAACCTTTTAATATCTTACCACCAGCTTTACAATATTTAACTAACGACTCCATAGCCGCTTCTTTATCGCCACGAAGTAAAGCAGAACGCACAGTACTACGCTGTAATACCCCATTACCCAAATTATATGCGAAGGACACCAACGCTGAAAATTCATTTGGTCTAAGAGGCACAGTAACGTACAAAGTAACTCCTCTTTCAAATCGTACAAGGTCATGCTTAAGTAATTTATCAACTTCTTCTTGACTCCATTGTCTATTGTCTTTTGCTTGTAATGGGTAATTACGTCTATCTGCTAATTTTAATTTAACTTGGTCAGGATATAATAATGCACCGTAACCAACTGTCCAGAGATTTGCAGGGCATAAATATGGTCTTAATTTGCATCCTTCATAATGCTTAATAAGTTTTAAACCAGCTTCATTTATATTCATTTTTTAAACGCTTGAGTTCCAAACCAAAATGACACTACAGATGCCCAAATAATTTGAGTTTCATCATCCCATAATAAATTCATAGCTATTTGAAAATCAACTCCTGTACGAATAGCATAAAAGAAACCAAAAACTTCTACAAAAACAAGTAAACTAAATAATCCATAAGTAATTATAGGTCTTACTAAAGCTCTAATATTTACTACCCATGTTGATGCACCTTTGGATATTTCAATATCATGTTGATATAAAGCATTTCTTTCTTGTGCTTGTGCTTCTACTTGAGTTTGCTCCAATCTTATTTCTTCTACTTTAGCTTGGGCAATATATCCTCTTTCTGCCATTTGCAATTCTCTTTCATTTTGCATGCGAGCCATCTGAAGTTCATGTGATTTATCAGATTTGTCTTGAAAAAACGAAAGAATATTAGGTAATCCACCACTAAAAAATGATAGTAATGATGATATAAGTGTTAGCATTTATAACTCCTTTGGGTCAAAGCCATACATTTTGGCTACACGTTTTTGTAATTTAAGAAACAAGCCTTTATGACTTGTGTACTGTTCTGTTTTTGGTGAAACTGTATATACAGCCATATGTAATATTTCATGGCAGAGTGTAATTAAAACAGGATATAAGTGAGAGTGCCTTGCTACAGAAATAGTAATGACATGTGGCTCACCTTGTTCTGGTGGTTGATATTCACCACAAATACTATCATCATCTACAATAACAAAGTCTACTTTACTTGCCGGTGGTAATTTGTATTCATCAAATATAGGCATCTCTATAATTGCACTATAGAGGTTAGCTATGTTATTTTCTGTAATGAATGTCATTTTGATAATGGGTTCATTGTGCTACGTTTAACAGTATTTAGTTTATCATCCATTGCATTTACGGTTGCTTCTAATTCTTTACGTAGTCCTGATACCATAGCAGAAGTCTCACGTGAGTTAGCAATAGCGTCTGAAGACTTTTCACTAGCTTTCATTATAGACTCAGATAGTTGGTATTGTCTTTCATTTATTGCTTTAACTTGTATCTCTAAACCATTTAACTTAGACTCTATAGGAGCTAAGTCTAAACTGTCAACAGCCTCAATTGCCGAAACCATCTTGTTGTAGAAAGTTATGCCTGCGTAAGCCGAGCCAGCTACTATTGGCA